AGCCGGTAGCAGCATTGTACTTCTTTCTACCGGCTGCTGTCAGTCCGCCTGAGCGAGACTTATGTTTGCCCATCTTAAGGCTAACATTCTTTTTCTTTACAGCCATTATGCTCGACCTTTTTTGTTGGTTCTTTTTTTGATTGCATCTAGTAGCATATCTTTACCGGCATCTTCTCTTGCCTTTTTATTCTGTCTAGCTTCGAGAATCTCTCTTTCTATTTCATAGTCAGGTCCGAGTTGAGCAAGTCTTAACTTTCTTTCTGAGATAGAGCGTGATTGTCTGCCATCTTCATCATATGTTATTGCCATTATGCTATCTGTAATTTAGATCTTTTCTTTTGTTGTGATGATGCGTCAGCTCTTGGTAAAAGCTCACCATGGATACCTCTGTCATAACCATTTGGTGTAGCTACTTTAATTAGTGTGCCGCCGACATTTCTAAAAACATTACCAAGCTTATCTACAAACAAACCTTTACTTGTAGGAAAGCCTGATATGTCTGCGATCATTAAATCTTTACGTTTCGTTGACATTGTTGTTTGTCCTCTTCTTCATCTTAGCTAACCTTAACTCACGTTTAGGTGCTGGTGTATAAGGTCCAGAGGGGGCTGGCTTGTATGGTTCGTAGGGAGAATGTCCTCCCTCTTCTTTCTTAGTACCCATTACTTCTTCCTTTTATTTTTCATGATTGCAGCCGCAACTTTTGGTCTTTTTTTTGCGAGTGCGGCTAGTCCCTTTGACGCTTTCTTAGCTGGTGGTCTACCTTTTTTTGAACCGTAAGTTCCTTTTCCCATAGGCATAATTAAAATCCTAAATCTGATCTGTCTAATTTTTCGATAATATCTTGCCTGTAGGCAGGGTCATTATCATACCTTCTGTCATTCATAGCTGCTACTAATTCAGCTTGACTACGAAAGACGTCACCTCTGTCAGGTGCTGCTTTGCCTTGTACCATTGTTCCTTCTACTCCATTTGCTGCATCGTATTGTGACTTCAGCCCCTTAACTGCAAAGTTAATAGCATCTATACTTCCAGTATTAATAATCTGGTCGAAGGCTTGAATAGACTGATCGTCTAGATTAGCCCCCGCCCATTGTATCATGCTCTGGTATGCTGCATCTCCGCCTGCTGCGTTCTTAACTGAATTAATCTGTGAATCAGATATGTCAGCTACTTCAGATGGTGGCTGCGCTTGCCAGTCTGGACTCTTAGTTACCTCTAAATATGCGTTAACCAAATCTTGGCTAGACATACTTTGGAACTTTTGTAGTGTCTCTGGTGACAGCTTACCATCATTCTTGTAGTACTCGTCTGATGCTGATGTAATTATACTAGCATTGTCAGATAGTGTAGTAGGTTCTGGTTCATCTTCTGGCTCTGGTTCAGCTTGCTCTGATTGGTCACCTAGCTTTGCTTCCAGTTCTTTATATGCTTTTTCTAACTCTTCAGCTGATTTATATTTACCAGCTAATAAGTTTTCCTGTTCAGTTACTAGCTTTTCACCAACCTCCAGAGAGTCCTGTTCCTCTTCGGTTAGGACTTCTGTTTCTGGTTGCTGATCTGTAACTGTAAATGTGTTCTCTTCTGCCATTCTATTCTTGTGGTGGTACTGGTGCTCCAGAGATACCTTCAATAGCTGCGGATGCTTGCTCCGCTAACTGTGGATTCTTTTGTGGGTCCATCAGTGGTGTGCCTGCAATCTGTCCTGTCTGATCGACGAGTGACTTCTGTGCCTGCATCTGCATAGCTTTCTGCTGCTCTGCTTGTAGCTCTTCTGGAGTTCTGATTAGGTTGAGTACATCTATACCCTGTGCTGCTGCTAGTCTTTGTATAGCTTCAGATGGGTTGACAAACTTAATGAGTGCTTCTGGTCCTAGAGTCTGAGCTACTGTGCCCATAAATCTAGTCAAGCTTTCGTTGTCTTGTCCTCTACCGAGTGAGTTAATACCAGCTACTATCTTAGGTCTAACGACATCTTTAGGTAGTCTTGGTATCTGGTTTGATCTCTGTAGTATTAACAGAGTTCTATTAAGGTAGGGTACTAAGAACTCTACCGTTAACAAGCTGAACAGTCCGCCAAGGGATTGCTCTAGCTCTAGCTGAGTAAGGCGTACCTCTTCAGCTGTAACTCTTTCTGCATTTCTTACATTCATAACTAAGAAAGCTTCGAGTATTCTTTTCTCTATCTGTGCTGCTAACTGTGCAGCTGTAGCAAAGTCTGCTGTCTTACCGACTTGCACGACTCCTACATCTTCTGGTCTACCCTGTATGATAGCTCCGTTGCCAGCTTTGGCTAAGGTCTGTGGTTTGGTAGTCGACGAAGGTGATACAAGAAAAATAACTTTACTTGCCACGCTTGCACCCTCTACCAGAGCTTGGGATAATCCATTAAGACTGCGTAAGTCTCCAATAAATTCCTCTACTCTACCACGTCCGTAGTCTTCTCCGTCTACTGTATTGAATCGAAGCACTAACCATGGTGAGGCGTTCTTTGGTGCTGTGCTCTGGCTACCTTCTAGGACTATATTGTCCGCTTCTTGATGCCATCTCCAGCTACCACTATTCTCATCCATCTTAACACAGGTGTATACCTCAGCGTCGTCTTCATCTGGACCAAGGTAATTACTGTTCGGTCCCTGTTCCTCTGGAGGTTTTGCTATCCCCAGAACCTTTCTGCTAATTAGCTCTTTGGTAATTATTTCTATAACATTACCATTACCGTCTCTGTTTACAACATATCGTGAGAGAGGATAAGTCTTTAGACCATCCTTACCCATAAAGATAAGTGCGTTACCGCCAACGATCAGGTGTTTTAATGCTTGATGTACTTGAACTCGATCATTAGATGCAGCTATGAAATCCATTATCAGTCTCTCTATTTTTGAGAATGATAAGTCTAACTCTGTGCGTATCTGTGGGTCGAGCGTTTCTCCAAGCTTGTCGTCTCTTACTTGTAACTTAAAAAAGCTAGTCTGTGGAGGTAAGGTAGCTAGCATAAGCTTCGCTGCCAATGTAACAACAGCTTTAGCACCGACTGACTGCCATGGTTGCAGCAGCTGTCGCTTGCCTTTAAAGTTGTCGTCTCTTGTAATGAGATAAGGTAAGGTAAGTTCAGAACATTCAACTGCCATGTCAAGAAACTGTGTTCTACCTGATGACAATTTATTGTATCTTTCCCTCGCCTTATACATTCATACCACCTGTTGTAGTACCACCTGCTGGTGTATTAATATTTATTTTAAGAGCATCAGTACCAGTCTTCTGAGCTGTTCCTCTTGGTTGAGCTTTTGCTGTTGTACCATACTCTACACCCGCTGTTTCATCAGGATCTACTAGCTCTTTTTTGCTAGGTAGTCTAGATGCTTGCACTACGTCAGGCTGCCTTGGTTGTATAGGAGCCGGTGTAGGCATAGGTGTTGGTGCTGATCTAAATAGACACATTATCTTCGTTTAAAATAGATTTTATATACTGTACCACTTCCTGTTGTCCGGAGCGATACATGATGGAGGCTAAGTCCTCCTTGGGGTGGACGGGATACCAAGCGAACTTGGATTCTAAATCCTCTACCAGTTTCTCTAACTTTTCTGAATGAAAACTAAGCGTACTGGGGTAGGTTTGTGTTTGCATGTTCAAAGAACGCTGGCATACGAGCTGCTTTGGTGTCAGAAAACTGCGGGGCTTTGCCCTGATACATTAACTGATCGCTCGCATCCAGCCAGAATTTTTTTGCTAAATATTTATCAGTATTGTTTTCTTTTAGGGGTTGTAATACCCATTGTATAGTTGCCTTCCGAAGCTTATCCAGACTAGCACTAGGAACAAGACCCAACTCAGCACATACGAGGCTATTTGTCGCAACGTGGATTTGTTCATCTCTGGATATATCAGCTGATACTGTTCTGAGAGCAGCATCACCAAGAAACCTAAACATAGGTAATAGAACAAAAAATATAGCTCGTTCTGCAACGAGAGCTTTGGTAATAGTGTGGTCAGGGTGTGTAATCCAAGCATCTCTTAACCTCAATGCTTCGAGTTCGG